GAGTTTGTTCATGTCGCTACTGATGGCATTTGAGCAAGGGCAAATTCAAACACCGTATGGTGATAAGCGTAGTCGTGAGTTCACGCACAAACTTGAAACAGAATTGAACCGTTTTGGTATGCAGAAGAATGGTAAGTTGGAAAGTGTGGGTACTCACGATGACTTGGCTATGTCGCTTGCTCTTGCTAACTGGGCCACTAAAGAGTTCAAAGGTAGTGTTGTGCTACTCGATGATGTATTACCCGGCTTTGATGAGTGGATTCGTGGAAAACCACACCGTTCACAAAACGACAGTCCGGCTGATGGGTGGATGATACCGTGATTTTTCCTTTTGACGAATGGGGTTTTTGAAAATGACTTGTGAATGTGGACACTGCGTAGGAATGGGGAATGCATGGGATTCTTTAGAAAAGAAATTATGTCCCGCTGGTAAGGCGGCGGCAAAGCGGAAGTTCAAGGTGTACCCGTCTGCATACGCTAACGGTTGGGCTGTACAATACTGTCGTGGTAAATTTAGAGGAAAGAAAGGAGGCAAAAAGAAATGACCAATATTGAATATGTGATGGCTTTTTTAAAGTCAAAAGAAGATAATAAAATTGAACTGAAAAGAAAGTCCTGTTGCTGTGGAGGAACAGAAAAAACCCCTTGTGTCTGTATGCTCAAAGGAGTTATGAAATGTTCTATGAAAGCACCTAAATGTCCCTGTTATTCTTTGCTTGATAAGCAAAAGAAAGCCGCTAAGGATATAGCAAAAATGGTAGGCGTTTATTGATGAGCGACCGATGCGCCTGCCACGACACTCTAATTGTCAAAAATTTGAACCGATGGTTCAAAGAAAAGTGGGTGGATGTATCTCGTAAAGACAAGGATGGAAAGCACCCTCCGTGTGGGCGTGGTAAAGCCAGCAAATCTTCCAAGGGCTATCCTAAGTGCCGCCCTTCTGTCAAAGTATCAAGTAAAACTCCAAAGACCAGTGGCTCTATGTCCGAAGGTCAAAAGAGAGCCGCTACCAAACGCAAGCGTGCAAAAAAGCAAGGCGTAGGCGGAAAACCTACAGTGGTGAAAGCAATGAAAGACAAAAAGAAAGACATGAAGGGCAAGAAAGGTGTGGTCATGGTGATTGCGCTCACTGCTAAACCAAAAAAAGTCGCCGTTAAAAAGAAAAAGGATTAAAGCCAAAGGTCAATTGAGTGGTCATTATGTGGGGGAGTTTATTCATTGGTGACGAGTACGATGTACCGGTGAAATTTAGTGATGAATTTTCCAACACAGTGATAAAGAGCATTTCTCAACACCCAAATTTTCAACCTGCGGATGTGCCGTTTAAAACAAATAATCAAACTGTAAAACCAATTAACATTACAAAAGAATTTGCAGAAAATGGTGATGGTTGGTTTGAATCTCAATACGGTACGGATGCTAACACCATTATTCGCATGTGTCGAAAAATGCGTAGACACGATAAGGTTTTCAAATCGGAGTACGACCAAATCATAAACGACATTCGTAATGTCAAAGCGTTGGAAGTAGATACAACGATTAAATCGCTTTCTTGGTCCGATGGGTTTGAGGATGTTATTCGTAACATTGGGCTAAGTGACCGTTCACTCAAATCATTGCGTAAGTTTGGGGAGTCGAGAAGTATCAGTTTACAAAAAGCATGTCAACAATATCTCAAAGCGTTGACCGTGCTTGAACATCTTAATGGTAAAAATGAATGGAGTATAGACGACCAACAAAATTGGGTTGATGCTAACGAAATGAAAAAAGATTCACAGAAAATGTGGAAGAACACTCTACATCAAATTGATAAATTGAATAAACACGATATTCAAGCACTTAACTACGCATCTAATATTCTTGAACAAGAAGGTGCTCTTGGGAGTAGAGAAATCATAAGAAGGGGCTACGGTGTACTGAATAAGTCCATGTCTGTCAATAAAATGTCGTCTTTGCTTAAGATGTATGGTGAAGAAGTAGATGTGTACAGGGGTGGTGGAAGAGGGACTTTTGTTAAACAAGGTCCAAGTGGTTTGATTATCAAAGACCCTTGGGCGTACACCGCTGGTTTTGTTGATGCTGATGGAAGTATTTTTATTTCCGAGAGGGGTGACCCTCGTGTAACTATCGTAGCGAGTGGGAATAACGGAAAAAATCATTGTGAAGAATTGCAAAAAATGATTGGTTGTGGAAGACTTGTTTCGGACCAAAAACTCGCAAAGAACACTATCAAACCTGTACACCGACTTATTTTCTCATCAAAGAACGATATTCGTGAAGTGTTGAAGGGGATTATTCCACATCTTAAATTAAAATCGCTACAGGCAAAGGCTGTTTTGGATTACATTGACCAAAAAGATTCCATGAGAAAAAATGAATTGTATCAGTTGGTGACTTTCAACAATTGGAAAGACCATAAAAGGAAGTCCATTACTCTCCTAAATAAGTGGGGCTTGGATGCTGATACTGTAGGCGGATTTGCGGAGGGACTATGATGGCAGAAGAACAGGGTAGAATTTCAAGATTTCTTTCGGCTATTGGCGGTCCATTCAAGCGAAAGGAAAGCCCTACGCCAACCATGCCGCTGTGGACAAGTGGTATTCAAGAGCCTGTAATGGCACAAGGTATCACTATTCCAGCCCTATATGCTGTAAGTAATGAATCGTTAATTCTTCGTACTGTGCTTGCTAAACTTCGACAAGAAATGTTTCGTCGTGGTTATTATTGGGAAAAGCGATTTGCACGCAAATGTGTAGTTTGTGATGAAGAATACCAAAGTGAAGTCGAAAACTGTGCCGAATGTGGTGGAGAGGTTCGTAAACCCGACATAGACGAACTGACCTATCCTAAGTGGTTGTTGAAGCAAGAAAACAGTATGGAGCAATCATTCATACATGTTATGAACGAAGTAGAAGCCGATTTAAACATTGTTGACGATGCTTTCATTATACTGGTAAAAGAGTATTTCATTGACCCTAAATCAAAAGAAGTGGCATTTTTCCGAGTTAAGGAAATTATGAGAGGTGACCCTATCTTTATGCGTATTGTTGCGGATAAGCGTGGAGTCCGTGGTGGAAGATACAAGACCTGTTTAATTCATCGTGACGAAATAAAAACACATGCCGAAGATGATACTTGTGAAGTATGTGGTGCAGACCTTCACGATGTACATTATGTGAACATGGCAGGAAGTGGAAAAACACAGTATTTCGTTGCCGGAGAAGTTCTCCATGTGAGTAAGTACAAACCATCGAAACTTTACGGTCGAAGTCCAGTCAATACCATGTGGCGACAAGCAATGACACTGACCGCTATGGACAACTACATTTACACTGCTTATCAAAAGAGAAGAATGCCAAAGGGTATTGTTTCCGTCACAACTGACAATCTTGAATCTATGAAATCGTTTTGGAAGTCTGTTGATGAAAAAATGGAGCGTGACCCTCACTATGTACCGAAGGTTGGTATTGAATCGTCTTCGGGTCGTGGTGGTGTAAACTGGATTAAATTTATGGACACACTTGAAGAAATGCAATACATTGCTGTTCGTGATGAAATTCGTAATCGCATCGCCGCGTTTTACGGTGTGTCAAGCGTTTTCATGGTTGACGCTGGTAAATCCGGTGGATTGAACAATGATGGTATGCAGATTCTTGTGACAAACCGTGCAGTTGAGTTTGGACAGAAAGTGTACACAGAAGTGCTATTCCCTCGTATGCTTAATGAAATGAGTGTGAATGATTGGAAGTTGACACTTTATCCAAATGAAGAAGAAGACGAAATTACTCGACTACGCCGAGATTCGGAAGAACTCAATGTAGCACAACGCATGGCACAACTTGGATTTATGCCCGAACTTATCGAAGATACTGCTAACCGTGATATTCGATTTACCTACAAGCGACCTCAACCTCAACCTCAACAACAAGCACCACCGGGTGGAGCACCACCTATGATGCCTCCGGGTATGCCTCCGGGTATGCCTCCGGGTATGCCTCCGGGTATGCCTCCGGGTGGAGCACCACCTATGATGCCACCCCGTCAAGGAGGACCACAGATGCCACCACAACTTGCACAACAAATCATGCCGCCGTCACAACCGGGTGGACAGGGCGTAGGACTTCGTAACCGAGGACCAGCGGCCCCGCAAAGAAGAAACAGTATGGGTAGCGGAGCACCCTTTTCAAATGTACAACAAAGAGGGCCGGAGCCTTCTATGCAACAAAATTTGAGTAACGCTCTATTGAATGCAAGACGGCCTCGTGGTCAATAACCTTCTTAAATACGAATAACATGAGGCAAACATAGCAGGGATTAACATGGACTTACTGAAAATGCACCCAATGGCACGAAAAATGGAACAGGCACAGAAGGCTTTCATTTCTGCGTTAGAAAGTGGCGACGGTCAAATGGCCAAGCAACAACTCACTGAGGTGCAAAAACTCAGTGACTTCCTTGCAGAAGATTTGCAAGGAGAAATTGCTAAATCGTCCGATGTGGTTACACCTCAAGGCCCACGGGATATTTTTGCTGGTGGTGTTCCAGTTATCAAGATGGAAACAAAGGAAACCGTCAAACCTACCCTTGAAGGACAAAGACTCGGCTTCATGTCTTCTGCTAAACACACAACAAATTACAAGCGTTCTGCTGGTTCTTACGGACGACGAGTTTGAGGTGTTTGAATGAGTGACTCTTCAAACGCTGAACAGTTAATCGGAGTGCTGATTAACAAAATGGAGTCAATGGATTCTAATCTTATGCTCTTGAAGGCAGAAAATGAGGCTATGAAAAAAATCATTAATAACCCTCAAAAATTACTTAAAAAAATGGGTCTTGTAACTGTTGCAACACCACTTACAAACGACTTAACAGTTGACCCGTTCCGAGGTGATATGGCTCTCGAAAGCGGTGCCTTGCTTAAGAGTCAACCGGGTATTGGAACAATGAGTAATGAGGATATTCATAATATGTCATGGGAAGAAATTCACGAAATGGCATTAGGAAGTAAGGAGGCAATACAATGAAGCCACGACCAGTTGAAAGCGGATATTTTGCAAAAGCACAAGAACTTGAACAACGCCTTGATAATTTTGAGAAGGCTGAAAAATGTCCCGAATGCGGTTGCAAAATGGAAAAAATGGGCGGCTGTATGAAGTCGGATTGCAACACCAAAATGAAAAAAGCCGCTATTGAAAATCCAAAGCCAATACCAAAGGAAAAAATCACTGATGTAAACCCACACATGGTCACTGAATCGGGTGGGCAAACCAAGACCTCTTACTACACTACAAATGGACATAACATTGAATCCGAAGATGTGCCTGTTAAGAAGATTCCAAAAGAAAATTCTAAAATCGAACAACTTGGTTCACGATTGAATCCTCATGAGGGTACTGGTGCCGAGCGTGAAGATTCTGTTGGTGAAAAAAAGAATTTGAAGAAAGGTGAAAAAGCAATGATGCGAGAGCGTAATGTACCAATGCTTTGTGGTCTTTGTGGTGCTTCTCAAAAAACTGGATGTAAAGGTCCAATGCCCGGCACCGACCTGCTTGCTTGTCCTGCATTCAAACCGCTATGAGGCGGTGATTGAATGAGCGACCATTTTTATGTTTGTAGTAACGAACTGTTAAAATCGCTCGAAGATGGTCTTGACCTTCGTTCAAGTGCCGCTGAATATATCATTGCTTTTGAAAACTTAGAAAAGGCTCCAACCGATTCTTTGTTTAAGTCGTTGAAAGGCACAGCAGACCTTATCATCAAAAATGAAGAAGATGAAGAGAGCCAAACAGAATTAAAACCTACGGAAAGTGAACTACTCGAAGGTATAGGCTACATGATGGCCATGCAACATTCTCATGGTGAACCTACAAACCATGTTTGGAAAGATGGCCTTCAATCTCCCGTGTCATCAAACAGACGACATGCCGTTTGGCCTTATTATCAACCTTCATCGGGTGCACACCCATACCAACGACACCACTTTCCATTTCACGAAGCAAATCACCCTCTTCTACGCACTAACTCAGTGACGGGAAAACCACACTATATTGAAATGCTCAAATCGTGGGCACTTGGTGGGCATGGAGAAAAAGAAAAGGAAATGGAAAAAACTTTTTTTAAATCTTTAGGAAAGAAACACCCTCTCATTAGTGGGCATCAACAAGGCGGTAAAAATATAGGCATCATAGGTGATACTCAACCTAACGGTACATTACATCATCACCAATATGATTTGTATAACCGTGATTTTTATCGTTGGCAAAAACAAAACGGTGAGTTGTATAATAACATGCTTGCTGAGGGTCTTGAGCCAAAAGAAGCATTACAGCGTATGCGTGAAGCACACTTTGATGCAAGGGCCGAAGAGTGGGAGTCAAACGACACATCTCTTAATGCCGACACTTACGAAGAACATCCAAACAATCTTGGTCACCTTGGGTACAAACTTGGACTTGAATGGTTTAGTCCCGAAGAGAGAACTGCTATAATGAAACATTTGGATGAAAAGGGGATTGATAAACACCCAACAATTACTTTGCCTAATGGTGAAAAGATTCCTTCTGCTCGTCTAACTTACAATGCACTTATGCGTATGACCCCCGAAATGAACTGGGCGATTCGACCAATGACAATGCCGGGAAGAAATACCTTCCTTAATCTTGAAGATAACGACACTGATTACACTAAAGGTCAACAAGGTATGTTCTTACAAAGTCAATTAGGACAACTTGCTCACACCAATTTAGATTCTTTAGATGGAAAGTCAATAGCAAGTATCATATTGAGTCAAATAAAGGATAATTACGCAGATGATGGTACTGGTCCCAAAAAAATTAAACGCCTTCCTCGTCTTGACATACACAAAAATCCAATGAGGGAAATGGCTTATGATGAAATTCTTGATGCTTCAAAAGTTCATTCTAAAGGCATAAACAAAGATAACATAAGAATGACAAAAGACGATTTATTGTATTTAGCGGGTTACGACCCAAAGACTGGTGAATTATTACAAAATCATCCAATTCATGGAAATTTGGAAGAACCCTTAATCAATTCCGAAATAATAGATGAGATTGAAAAAATGGCTACTACGAATGGAAGTCTTCACCAACTTGCAAAGGAAATACGGAACCATCGTTCTTTTTTTACTGCCGCACATGGCCCCGCTCCAAAGGAGGGTAAACCGGAGTATTGGCAAGTATCAAAGAATGGTAATTTTACTTTTGGACCGGGTAAGTTTTGGAGCACTCCATACCAAAGTACAGGTGGAGCAGGAATGTCGTATAGTGCTTATATGGAAATGCTACACGCTACACATGCTGATGAAGACGGCCTTTCACCTTTTACAGAACTCTCCGATGGTGGAAGCAACTACATTCATCCTAATCCCGATAACACTACACTGGCAAACCATTTTATGCCTTTGAAAACAAGAAAAATAGGTGAATTTGAGCAAAAAATGAAAAAAGTAGATGGTAAAAATATACAATTTGTTGGTGGTAAACAAGGTTTTGTGTACAATAATGATGCAGAACTTTTACAAAATTTATTGAGTCCTTTTGGTACTTCAAAGGCATACAGAAATCGAGAGGGAAGCACCGACAAAAATAATTACACTGAACATAAGTCTTCATTAAATCCCGAATACGAATATGCAATTCGCCATCTTTCTCAAGCAGAACGGAAAAAACGCTACGGACCTCACTTGATTCCATTCTCCTATCCACATACTTCAAATCCTACTCTACACATCGCTGGTAAAACTTCTTACGGTTCAAGACCAAGTGATACAAATATGCATAAAAACGCACTGTTAGCGCACTATATTGAAACTCTTGGTGGTCGTATGAATCACCTTAACACTCCCACCAAAAAGAATATGATGTCTGCTAAAAATTTTTTACGGGGTGACGAGGCTTTTAGCGGTGGGGCCACAAAAGAAGAATTTATTGATTTCATGCGATGGGGAAGTAAAGGATATTCCTTTGACGCAATGAAAAATAAGGTATTGAATGATAAAACATTAAATCACGGACTTGCCGCTGTGAATCAAGTGTCTAAAATTATAGGCTCTAAAGACCCCAAAGCGATTCTTCAATTTCTCAGTGATAAAGAAAATCATGATGAATTAAATCGTACCATGCTTGCTCGTAATTTAGGCGAATTTGATGATGAAAAATTCGATGATTCGATTAACATGTTAATTGGTTCACCTGCTTCCAAAGACAATCCTACGCCGACAGGAATGCACGCTGAGATAGCACAAAAAACAAAAAATCAAAAAAATAAAACTACGATAGTTCCAAGTGAAACTGACGCAGTAACAAGAATGTTGCAGTTTGGTGGGGATATGCCAGCGTCACAAAAAGAAAACGAACTCATTACTGAACTGACTGAATTGAACCAACTTTTTGCCAACGCACAAACGCCGCAAGAAAGGCTTTCTTTGAGAGAAGAATTAATGGTCAAAGAAAGTGAATTGGCAAAAATTCAACAAAGGATTGCTGATAATACAAATAAAAAGCAAAGTGGTCACTGGGAAAAAGATGCAAATAGAACTCATCAACTAATGAGTGGACATCGAATGACTGTCGCTCAAGTCGCTCGTGACATTATTCTTCCTAAATATCTTGAGCACGACCCCGATGCATTCGACCCCAATAACCCTCAGCAATTTATTGACAACAACGCACAACTTTTCCGTGATGCACAACGATACATTCTCAGCGTAGACCACGAAGTTCACGGAATACACTCAACAGCGTATGGAATTGATGTAGAAAGTAACGCTACAGGTAAGGGTACTGTGCCTTTTCACTCAACTGTTGCTGAACATCTTTCGACAAACGGAAAGATGATTGATGGAAACATGAGTGTGCCCGAAGTGTTAAAAATTCTTAATGTAGAAGCAACACCCGTCGCAAAGGAAAAGGCACGAGAACTCATCGAAGCCTCAGCAAAAGCAAACACACCTTTGTTTGCCTCTACTGTGAAAGACATTCTTACCAGTGGTAAGATGGAGGGTTTTCAAGGTATCAATCTTAATCACTTTTCAAGTGAAGAGTTGATGAGTAAACCCGAAGAAGAGTTGACTGATGAAGAAAAATTTTACCGAAGCGTGAGGGAAAACGGATACCATCAAACATTCAAAGATACTCATAATGGTATGGACACTAAAGAATCAAGAACGCACTTTTCACACGCAATTCCTCGTGGTGTTGCTATGCAACTCAACCCACAGCAATTCCAAATGTCGCTTTTATCTGCCGGTTTAGGTGTTGTTACAGGAGATATACACAATGCCAAAGGAACCGCAAGTAAAACAAAGGCTCGTAAAACAAATGAAACTAAAAATCATCTTGATACTATGGTACATTTCGACCCAAGGGTATTGGATGACGATGAAGGGATATTCACCCCCGGCCAAGAAGTTGTAGAGTATGCACGCATGGGACAACGCCCTGTAGGCTCACCAAACCCAAATAACGCTTCTATCATGGACACATTTGATTCGGGTGCGTGGCATCACGGTTATGAAGCGTCACCTACCCTTGGTGCAGAATTTGATGCACAGGGTAATGTCATGGTAGGAAGTCGTGTGAAAACAGGTCTTTACCATAGTGTACCCGAAGAACTTTCCACAGTTGTACATGGGAAGGATACTGTACAAAATGTGTGGGGTAACGCACCACCTCCAATGTATCCCGATAACCCTCATCAAAGTATGAACATGGAAACCGCTGAAACTGCAAGTGAAGTACCTTACATAGTCGCCGCCAGCGAAATGACAGAATTGATTACTTCTTTGCTTGACCCCGATGTATTATTGTCTAAAAGTGATGATGCTAAATGGAGTCCACCTGTTCGACCTATGCACCGTATTTTTGAATTAAGTGACCTTGAGCACTTAAGAGGATTTAGTGGCTCATGGGTAGTGAGTAAATGGTACAATGGAAAAAGAATTGTTATTGTACGCAGTGATGATGAAATTACAGCGTATGATGAAAACGGTCGGAAAAAAGGACTTCGTAAAGCAACCAAAGAAGCACTTGATAAGATGAATGATAAGAATTACACATTAGATGCAATACTTGGAGAAGAGGAACTTAACATTATTGACATACTTAACTACGATGATACAAATGTGGCTGAAATGGCTTTGTTTGAGCGTCTTAAAATTCTTCGTTCACAATTCGACAGTCAAGAAAATGTAATTGTACCCGGACCTCACGACACTCGTATGACTGATGATGATGGTTTGGAAGACGCTGTGAAGAACCTCAAGGAAGACCACAATAACATTTTACTCCGTGATAACAAATCCACATACATGCGTGGAGAGCGAAGGCATCCGAAGTGGATTGTGTATCGAAGCACTCGTGATTTTAACTTCATTGTTCTTGACCGACGCGGTACCGGACCATTCACTTATCAGTTAGGCGCAGGACCAATTCTTGAAATTGATGGTCTTGGAAATAGAGCGGTTGAGCATAAAGGTGAACACTACATGGATGTAGGCACAGCGCATAACCAATCTAAAACATTCAAAGTGGGTGATATTGTTCGTGCTTCCATTACTGGTATTTCAAAGAAAAATCGAAAAAATCGACCTGTGTATAATGTTCAATTCAAACAACTTGAAGGTGAAGGTGAAGGTGAAGGTGCGGCCAGTACAGAATCACTCGACCTTATGACAAAATCATTTAAACCGTTATTGATTCCTCATGATATTGAGTGTAGTGAAGGAGAAATTCAAATTATTCTCAAAGACATAGATACAGTTCATTATCAAGTTGAAGATTTAGATGGTATGTGGTGTATTCATTCTCCAAGGAGCACAATGGGCGACATGACAAAAAGTGATTACCCTGTGATATTGGCTGAGAGCCTTATGCCTTACTGGTCAAGTATCGCACCGCTCATGATGAAAGGTATCTTGACAAAAAGAACGGAAGTTGACATGCCTAAAAAACTAACAGAAGAAGAAATGGATGAAGGTAGTGCTGGTATTCTTGAAGAAAATGATGAAAATCGCTTGCTTAAACCCAATCAAACTAAAAAAGCATTAGAAGTTATTTTGCGTGCATTGGATAAGATTTCAAAAGAGAAGATGACATGGACAGGGCCGAAAGGTTTGGGAATAGATGTAGGAACTCCACAAGAATCCCCTCGTGGCCCAACGCAATTGCGAAATGAATCAACACTTCCCGATTTTGATGGTGAAAAGAAAAATCACGATGAAATAAAAGAGAAGAAAAAAGATAGACTGAACCACATAAAGGTGCAAACAGATGAAGGTGAAGATTTGTCTATAGACTACGATGGTGACCAGCCATTGGTATCTCGTTCTTAGCGTGTAGTATAAATACCATAACAATCAGTCGAATGGTTAATGCTCACCATGCAACGACCTACTGACGGTATCACTCTCCTTAAGAGTGGTAACGATTTGGTTGTCGCTGGCTACGCATCGGTTGAACTTGTTGACAAGCAAGGTGACCTCATTACCCGTGGAGCACTTCGAGATGCTTTTGACGGGTTTATGAAAGGTGACAAATACCGCAATGTACAATTGGCACACTCCAACATTCAAGTTGGTGAAGTGATTGACAGTTACATTGATTCTAATGGACGAATGTGGAAATCCGAAACGGATGATACAGGTTTGTTCGTTGTAGTACAACTCCGCAATGATATTGAGAAGGCTCGTGAAGTAGCCGCCGAAATCCGCAAGGGTAACCTTCGTGGATTTTCTATTGGAGGACAAGCATTCAAGCGAGTGCGAAAGTCCGACATGGAAAAAGGTGATTACCAAGAGATTTCAAAAATGGAGTTGCATGAGGTTACTATTTGTGAAAAAGGTATCAATCCCGAAGCACAATTTAGAATTTTGAAGGAGGACACCACTATGACTAACGATAACAGTGATTTGAACGGCATTATGTCGAGGCTTGAGGCAAGATTGGACGCAATGGAAAAAGGAGAACTACCTCCTGCACTCCGTGAGCACATGAAAGGTAAAGAAGGCTCCGATGAAAAAGACGAAAAGAAAGAAAAGAAAACCGAAGAAGAAGGTGACGATATGAAAGAAGACAAAGATGATGAAAAAATGTACAAGGGTGAATACAGCGATGTTATTTCCTCCGAATACCTATCTTGGATGGAAAACACTCTCAAGTCTGCTGGTGTTGACACCATGGGTGCACGAGCACACTTCGACAACTTGGAGAAGGCACAACTTGGTGGCTTCGACAACCCCGACGCTGTTGACGGTGCTGACTACTTCGGTGGTCAAGTCCGTGGCCGAGGACAAGAGAACGGAAGCCCATCAACTGGT